GTACCACAGTGATCAAATTTTTGGGAGGTGNNNCGTGGCGGCTCACGAGATCGGCGGGGGCGTCGTCATCAGTATGACGACCGACGAACGCGACAGGTTCACCGGCCTGGAGTGGTCGCACGAGTGCGGCGCAAGCATGAGTGTTCCGTTCGACCGGCCGTGGAACCGGCAGAACCCGGCGCTGTCGGGGGCGCACCTGTACGAGGTGACCTCCTGGGAGCCCCTGAGCTTGCCGGAGAGCCTCGTTTGCCCCGGATGCGGTATCCAGGGCTTCATCCGGGGTGGAAAGTGGCTCAGCGTCGATTCTGTGGCCCGCTAGAGCCATGCCCCGGAAAGGTGGCCACGCTCCGAAGAAGGCCCCGGGGACGGCCGTGGACAAGCGCAACGGCCGGAAGCTGGAGCTCAAGACGGACCGGCTGGAGCGCTTCGACCCACCGTCCAGCGCCGGGCCGGAGGCGCGCACGGCCTGGGAGGCGTACTGGGACGACCCCGTGAGCACGCTCGCCACCCCGGCCGACCGGTCGTTGCTGCTGCGGTGGCTGGAGCTGATCGACCGGTACGCGTACTTCATGCGGAAGGCGATGGAGAAGCCGGTGATCGCCGGGTCCACCGGTCAGGAGCGGGCGAACCCGTTCTTCGCGCTGGCCACCCAGACGGAGACGGCTATCAGCCGGATCGAAGCACAGCTTGGGATCGGCCCCAGGAACCGGGCGGCCCTGGGAATCGCCGTGCTCTCCGAACGGAAGACCCTCGCGGACCTGAACGCGGAGTTCACCGACAACGGGAGTGGCGGACGTGCCGAACTGGACGGAGACGAAGACGAAGACCCCCGCGCCACCGCGCGGGGATGAGTGCACCAAATGCGGATGGCGGCCGTCCGGGGACGGGCTGTGGCCGTCTCACGGCGGGCTCGCCGTCCGCTGGATTCACAGGAACCTGATCTTCGCGGACGGTGACTTCTTCGGTCAGCCCTTCCGGCTCCGGCCGGACCAGAAGATGTTCTTGTGGCGTTGGTACGAGTACTGTCCCAACTGCAATCAGTGGCGGTACAACCGCGCTCTGCGCATGGCCGCGACCGGCGACGGCAAGACCCAGTTCATCGCCGCGATCGCCTGCCTGGAGTTCGCCGGGCCGCCGGAGATCGTCCCCACCTCCCCGATCATCCCGATCGCCGCCGCCTCGTTCGAGCAAGCCGACATCCTGTTTTCCGCCGTGGCGACCATGCTCGGCAGCAGCGACCCGTCCACTTCCCCGGCCCCGCTCGCGGGCTACTTCAACGTCTTCGACACCGAAGTGACCTTCGCGGACGGGAGGCCGGGCCGCATCCACCGGATCGCCGCCGTCGCCGGGACCAACGAAGGCGGCCTGCCGTCACTGTTCATCTGCGACGAGTTGCACGAGTGGGGCGACGTAGGGCAGGGGTCGCGCGCTCGCGTCCACACGGTGGTCGGTAAGTCCACCCTGAAGCGGCGCACGCCGCACGGGTGCGGGAGGATCATCAACATCTCCACGGCCGGGTTCGACGTGGACCACTCGTTGCTGGGGGTGCTCTACAAGCACGCCAAGCGGGTAGAGCACGACCCGGCGCTGGACCCCCGGTTGCTCGTGGACATCCACGAAGCCCCAGACGGGCTCAATTACGACGACCCGGCCGACCGGGAGATCGCCGTACGGGCCGCCTCATCCGGCGCGGGCGTGATCTGGGACGTGGCCGACCGGGTCAACGCCTGGAACGACCCGACCGTCCCGCACCACGAATGGCTCCGGTACTACGCCAACCGCTGGGTGGAGGTGGCGGAAGGCTCGTGGCTCCAGGATCACCCCGGAGCGTGGGCGGCGTGCGCCGGGGACTGGGAGAGCGACCCGGCCAACCCGTTCGTGCTCGCGGTGGACATGGCGCTCAAGCATGACTCCGTGGCCGTCGTGCGGGTGGAACGGCTCCCGGACGGCCGGTACGCGGCCACGGCACGGATCTGGGAGGCGAAGGAGCACGGCGGTGTGATCCCGCACTCCGACGTGTGGCGGTACGTCCGCGAGCACGCCCGGGGGAGCGGCTTCAAGGCGGTGGTCTACGACCCCCGGTACTTCGAGGTTCCGGCGCGGCTCCTGGAGGAAGACGGCGTGCCGGTGCTCCAGTTCGACCAGTCGCCCCAGCGCATGGCCCCGGCGTGCGGAGCGGCGTTCCAAAAGATCGTTGGCGGGCAGATCGTCCACAACGGGGACCCGGACTTCAGCCTCCACGTCCGTGGGGCGGTGGCCGTGCCCCAGGAACGCGGCGGGTTCACGCTGAAGAAGTCGAAGTCGAAGACGAAGATCGACGCGTGCGTGGCTCTGTGCATGGGTGTGTGGGTGCTGGAGGCCATGCTGGACGATCTTGACGACGGGGAGCTGGAGGGTGCGTTGTTCGGCCGCCCGGCGGCATGAGGCAGTGGCAGGAGTGGCAGTTCCAGCCCTATTACCCCCCATATATCTTTAACACAGAAAACGATCTTTCATTGATACAGTCGAGGGGGAGAGCGGGCAATTCTGCCACTCTTGCCACCGACCGCCACTGAAACCGGACACTAAGGCCGAAAACAGGGCAGAATCCGGCCCCTTCGGTGGCAGATTCGGTGGCGCGATTTCTGCCACCGCCCGCTCCGGTTTTGCCACCGTCCTGCCACCACCCCGGCGCGTGGGTCTGACGCTTAGGTGTCACGTGGTACTCTCCTGATCGAAGATCTTCGGAGGTGCCCGTGACCGTCGTGTCCGCGTGGGCGCAAGCCGCATCCCGTATCGATGAGCGAGCCCGGACGCTGAAGGCGCGTCAGGTGGCGCTGTTCGTCGTGGCTGTCGTCCCCCTGATCGCCGGGTTCGTCGCGTTCTGGGTGTGGCGCGCGGTCTGGCTTGTCGTCTCGTGGCTGTGGGCGGCCGTCCTGGAGGGGTGGGAGACCGGCAAGAGGCTCGCGACCGGCGGTGATCGCTGATGGGGCTTCTGGATCGTATCCGCGAGCGCCGGAAAAGACTCGCCAACCCCGTACAGCGTGACATCTCGGCCGGGTCCAACTACGGGTGGGGCCACGACCCCTTCCCCTGGACGTTCGAGGAAGACTCGAAGTTCGTGGACCGGGCGGCCACCGCCGACGACCTCATGGCCGTGGTCGGCCTCCGTGCCCGGCTGATGTCCGGCCTGAAGCTCCGGATCTACCGGGGCCGGGGCAACACCCGCACGGAGGTCACCGCCGGACCGGCGTACGAGACGCTGATGCACGTCAACCCGTTCTGGTCACCCCTCCGGCTCGCCCGGATGGACGAGTTGTCTATGGGGCTGTGGGGGCAATCGTTCTGGGCCGTGGAGAAGGACCGGGACGGCGTGCCCCGGGAAATCTGGTGGGTCAAGCCCACCCGCATGGTGCCGGTGCCGGACTCGCGGAACTACATCCGGGGCTTCCTGTACCACCCGGTCAACGGAGGCCCGCCCATCCCGTTCGCGCCGGACGAAGTGGTCTGGTTCCGCTACCCGAACCCGTTGGACGAGATGTCCCCGCTCTCCCCGCTGATCGCCGCACAGCGCGCAGCGGAAACCGGGGAGGCCATGCTGGAGAGCAACCGGAACCTGTTCCGGCAGGGGCTTATGGTCGGCGGCTTCGTCGTCCCCGCCGGGGACAAGGTCAGCTTCTCCCAGCAGCAGGCGGACGACCTGGAGCGCTTCCTGGAGCGCCGGTTCAAGGGGAAAGAGGGCGCGCACCGGTGGGCCGTGCTCCGGTTCGACGCCCAGTTCAAGGAATCCCAGGTTTCGCCGAAGGACGCGGAGTTCGTCAACGGCCTGAACGTCACGCTCCGGCGGATTTGCAACGTCTACGGCGTGCCGTCCCCGCTTCTCAACGATCTTGAGTACGCGACGCTGGCCAACGTCAACGAGCTGCACAAGATCCTGTGGATGAACGCACTGGTCCCGGACGCGCAGCTTCGCGCCTCCGAGATCACCGAACAGTTCCTCCCCATGTTCCCCGGCAGGACGCTACACGCGGAGTTCGACTTCACCCAGGTGGACGCGCTCCACGAGTCGGCTACGAGCGTCTGGGACCGAGAGCGGCAGCAGATCGAAGCCGGGTCGATCACGATCAACGAGTGGCGGGAGAAGCACGGGATGCCCCCGGTGCCCTGGGGTGACGTGTGGTGGGCTCCGGTGAACAAGAGCGCGGTGAACGGCCCNACGAGCACGGCTCCGGAGGAGACCGTTCCTGAAGATCAGGCGGCGAACGCGCTTGCGGCGCTGGACCTGTTCCACATGGACTTCAAGTACGGGCCATTGACTCTTAACGGTCATAAGATCAACGGCAACGGACACGGGAGGGTCCGGTGACGAGACTGAGTTACACGCGGGGGACCCTCGCGTCCGGCTCCGGGCCGGAAGGTGAGCTGGTCTTCACCGCGTCCGCCGAAGGGGTGAATCGGTACGGGTTCAGCCTCAACCGGCGTCGCTGGAGGATCGACAACTTCAACAACAACCCCGTCATCCTGTGGATGCACGATGACCGGCGTCCCCCGATCGGCCGTGGCCGGGCCGTGATCGACTCACAGGGGCTCAAGACCTCGGTCACGTTCGACCGGTCTGACCCATTCGCCGTGGAGATCGAACGCAAGTACCGGGAGGGCTTCCTGAATGCCGTCTCGGTCGGGTTCGACTTCGTGGACCGCTCCGGCGCGCCGGTCCCTGACCCGTGGAGCCTCACTCCGGACATGATCTACAACGAGGTGTACTACGACCTCGCGGAGGTATCTGCCGTCCCGGTCCCGGCGGACCCGAACGCGCTGATCCGTCAGCGGCATGCGCTCGCGGCCGACTTCGGCCTGATCGTGCCGGAGGAACAGCGGGACGACTTCCGTTCATGGGTGTCGCGGTGGTCCGGGTTCGACCCGTACGCGCCACGCCAGACCTACATGATCAACCCGTGGCCGGGCGCGCTCGCGACCCCGGCTCCGGCTCCGGTGATCCCGGCCGATCTCTTGTGGAGGCTGGAGAGCCTGGAGGCGAAGATCAACCAGCTTGCCGCTCCGGCTGTGGCCCCGGCCCCGGCTGACGCGGACGAAGGCGAGCCGGACGATGAGCCCGGCGCGCCGGAGGATCAGGCTCCGGACGACAAGGGCGGCGAGCCCGCGAGCGGACCGGATGAGGAAGCCAGCGTGGACGAGACCGCCGTGTCCGCGCTGCTAGACGCGCTCAAGCTGTGAGCGAGGGAAGGGAAGTGAGCATGAGTGGTATCACGCTTGACGCGCTCGCTCAGGAGATGCGTCAGCGGCTGGACGCGATCGGTCAGGATGTGTCCGACCGCATCTCGGATGTCAAGCTCCGGGACATGGTCAAGAACGTCCTGAGCGGTCTCCTGGATTCGCCGGAGGGTGCGGACTTCGTCCGCAAGCTCCAGTTCAGCGGCCCGAACGACTACAAGCTGATCGGCACGAAGTACGCCCGGTGGGGCCTGGGCGTCGCGGACGTGGAGTTCCTNCACGAGCTTCAGTCCAGCCTCCGGGGCCAGAAGAAGGTCAGCTCCCCGGGCATCTACGACGGCCCCTCGGAGGAACTGAGCAAGACCTTCGACGCCATCTCGGAGGCGGTCTACCTCCCGATGGATGAGGTCCGCCGCCTGGACCGCAAGGCGATCGATGACCTGTTCCCCCGCCTGCCCATCTCCATGTTCCACGGACGTGACCGGGAGCTGGCCCGGCGCGGCCGGTGGGACGAGACCGGCGCGTACAAGCGGGCCATGCTCGCCATGGACACAGCGGAGTCCGGCTACGGCCAGCAGCTCGTGGGCGCTCAGTACGTCGGGGAGCTGTGGGAGGCGGCCCGGCGTGAGTCCCGCGTGTTCGGCCTCATTGAGTCGTTCGAGATGACCGACCCGGTGGCCTACCTCCCGGTGGAGGTGGACATCCCGGAGATGCTGTACGTCTCGGAGTCCGTGGCCAACAACTCCAGCGCGTACGGTACGACCAAGACCGGCTCCAACCGCGTGCAGGTCTCGGCGAAGAAGTTCGTGATTCACCAGATGTGGTCCGGGGAGATGGAGGAGGACTCCATCATCCCGTTCGTGCCGTTCCTCCGTCGTCAGGCGGCAGCGTCGATCGCGCACTACTCGGACTCGCTGATCCTGAACGGCGACACGACCGCTTCGCCCACCGGCAACATCAACCTGGACGACAGCACTCCGACCGGCACGGAGCACTACCTGGCGTTCGACGGTATCCGGCATGCCGCTCTGGTGGACAACTCCGGCAACGACAACAACGCCCAGGGCAACGCTCCCACGCTGGCCGCGCTGCACGCTCTCCGTGGCGACATGATCGACACGGCCCGGCTGGTGGACTGGGGCCACCCGTCTAACCCCGAAGACCTGGTCTACGTCTGCGACCCGGAGACCGGGGACCGGATCGCCATGATCGATGAGGTCTTGACGGTGGACAAGTACGGCCCACAGGCGACCGTGCTCACTGGTGAAGTCCTGAAGATCGGCCGTCACCCGCTGATCGTCTCCATGGCCATGCCGAAGACGGAGGCGGACGGCAAGGTGTCGGCGACTCCGGCCAGCAACACGATGGGTCAGGTGCTCGCGTTCAACCGGCGCGGCTTCAAGACCGGCTGGAGGCGGCGTGTCCAGGTGGAGACCGAGCGGCTCCCCGCCACCGACCAGACCCGTCTGGTCTACTCGCTGCGTCTCGGCTTCGGCCGGTTCACCCCGACCGGTGCCGCGTCCGGCATCGAAGCTGCCGCGATCCTGCGGAACATCAGCCTCAGCCTGAGCCCCTGATCCACCTATAACCGAATCTGAGCCCGGCCCCCGGTGATCAGCCGGGGGCACGGGTGCGGGAGGGAGACCGACATGGGTCGTGCGCGCCAGATGGAGCGCATCATTGCCAAGGGCCAGCTCGTTCCGCTGGTCTTCGTTCAGTCCGGCGTCACCAGCGGTCAATCCGACGTGGCCCTGGTCATCGCCGGTTCCGCCGTGACCGCGTACACGCTCCCCTGGGAGTTCGAGGTGATCGGCGCGGCCGTGGAGTCCAGCGCGACCGTGTCGGACGGTGAGGGCTCGCTGGCCGTCCTGATCGACGGGAACGCCGCGCTGACCCTGTCCCTGGACGACACGGCCAACACCGACCGAGACAGCGCGGTCGCCGAACGCGGCCGGTACGTCGGCGCGCGGGGGTCGGCAGTGTCCGTGGAGATCACCACGGACTCCGACTTCGACACTTCCGGCGGGGACATCGTGGTCACCGTGTTCGTGCTCGCTCACCTGGAGGGTGTGTGATGGCGCGGTACCGGGTGATGCACTTCTACTCGTCGTCCACGTACGGCCCGTGGTCCGAGGGCGACTTCGTGGACCTGGAGGAAGACGATGCCGCGTGGGTGAATCACGATTCCCCCGGGACGCTTCAGGAGGTGGACCCGGAGGTCCAGGCGGCAGAGAAGGCGGCTGCCAAGGCGGCGACCGTGGCAGCGCTGGATAAGAAGCTGGGGGCCGCGGCCGCCAAGGGCCGGGGCCGCCGCCGGAAGGCCGCTCCGAGCGAGCCCGCGAGCGAGTGAAGGAGGTGACGGGAGGTGGCCGTGGTCAACGGGTACTGCACGGTTCCCGATCTCCGGGCGCACCTTCAGGACTCCGGGTCCCGGCTGGACACCGATCTCCTGGAGCGAGCCATCACGGCCGCATCCCGCGCCGTTGACGCTCACTGCGGGCGCAGGTTCTGGCAGGACACCGTCCCGGTGACGAAGTCCTACGTCGCGCCGTATCCGGACGTGGCATGGGTGGACGACATCTCNGAGACGGGTTCTCTCGTCGTGGAGGTGGGCGGCCCCGGCTCGTGGTCGGCGCTCACACTGGNCTCCGACTTCGTGCTGTGGCCGGACATCCCGGATGCGGCGCACGCGTGGTGGCGGATCGAGATGATCAACGGGGAGATCCCCCGCCCGGTGGGCCGCGCGCGGAATCTCCGGGTTACGGCGAAGTTCGGGTGGTCGGGCGTGCCGGACGCGGTCCGCACGGCCACGATCCTGAAGGCGGCGAGCCTGTTCCAGCGCAAGGACGCGGTGTTCGGCGTGGCCGGGTTCGGGGAGTTCGGCCCCGTCCGGATCACGCGCAAGGACCCGGATGTTTACGATCTTCTTCACGATTACGTCAGGGGATGGGCGTGATGCCTGAGCTGTCGGATATCCGCCACGCGCTCAAGACGACGCTGGAGGACNTGATTCCGTCGCTCACCGTCCATCCCACGGTGCCGGACTACGTCCCGGTGCTTCCCGCTGTGCTCGTGATCCCGTTCCAGACAGAGTACGACGTGGCCATGGGCCGGGGNGTGGACACCTACGAGTTCGATCTGATGGTGCTTACGTCCACCAACGACATGGGGCTTCGCCAGGATGAGCTTGACGAGTACGTGTCAGGCGGCGGGCCGAAGTCGATCCGGCGGGCGCTGTTCGAGCGCCGGAACCTGGGGCTGCCCGGTTGCGACGCTCACGTGGCCCAGATGTTGGAGTACGGGGCGCGATTCCCGCTGGGTGACGTGGAGCACCTGGGAGCCCGGCTCCGGCTCATCGTCCACGCGAAGTCGAGTTAGGAGATCAAGGTGGCTGACAGCGGACGGCGGTTCCGGGTGATCGGGTTCCGCCCCGTGGCCGGACGCCGGAACGGTGAAGAGATCAGCGAAGACGACCTCCGGGAGGCCGGGGCCAACATCACGGCTTTGATCGCGGGTGGTCACATCTGTGAGGTCCGGCCCAAGCCCGCCCGGCGCGCTGCGAAGGTCGACCCGGAGCCGGACAGGGGTGACGAGTGATGAGCACGTTCGCGCTCACGGACGCCGTGATCTGGGCGGGCGGATATGACCTGTCCGGCGATTCCAACTCGGTCACGATCAGCTCGGAGGTGGAGGACCTGGAGGTGACCACCTTCGGCTCTAGCTTCCGCTCCCGGATTGGCGGTCTGAAGTCCGTCTCCATGGACGTGTCGGGCTTCTGGCAGGCCGGTACCGGCACCGTGGACCCGGAGCTGTTCTCCGCTCTGGGCGTGCGGAACCGGGTTGTCACGGTCGCGCCGGAGGACGCGGAGGGTGCCACGGCGTACATGTTCCGCGCCGGGATCTTCTCCTATGACATGTTCGGCGCGGTCGGGGAGGCCACGCCGTTCTCCATCTCCGCTCAGGGCACGGACGGTCAGGGCCTTATCCGGGGCAAGATCGCCAAGGGGAAGGCCACCGTTTCCTCCACCGGACCCACGGGAACCCCGGTGAACCTGGGAGTGGTCGGCGCGGGCCAGTTTCTCTACGCCACGTTCCACGTGTTCAGCGCCGGGACCACGATCACGGTGGANGTGGAGTCGGACGTGGACGGGAGCTTCGGCGGCCCTACGACCGTCGCCACGCTGGGGCCGGTCACGTCGGCCGGAGGAACCTGGGCCGCCCGGGTTCCCGGGCCGATCACGGACACGCACTTCCGCTTCAACGTAAACGCGGTCACGGGGAGCTTCGTGATCGCCGGAGCAATCGGGATCGGGTCATAGGAGGGATGAACGCATGGCCACCTTCGCGTTCACGGACGCGTACGTCAGCATCAATAGCGTGGACCTGTCGGACCACGTCAGGTCCGTCACGATCAACGTGGAGGCTGAAGACCTGGAAGACACCGCCATGGGGAGCACGTTCCGCTCCCGGATCGGCGGCCTGAAGGACTGGAGTCTCGACATCGAATTCAACCAGGACTTCGACTCGTCGGAGGTGGACGACACGATCTGGCCCCTCCTGGGAACGGTCGTAGCGGTGGAGGTCCGGCCCACGTCGGCTTCGGTGTCGGCCACCAACCCGAAGTTCACCGGCAACGTGCTCGTGAGCGAGTACAACCCGCTGGACGGGTCGGTCGGTGACCTGGCGACCACGTCCGTGTCATGGCCGGGCTCCGGGACGCTCACCCGGGCCACGTCGTAGGGGCCGGTCATGCCGCCGCGTCGCCGTTCGGCTACCCCGATTGATCCCAAGTCGGAGGCNGAACTTCGCGAGATTCAGCGGATCTTGCAGAAGTACGCTCGTCAGCCAGAGTGGGACAAGATCATCCGACGTGAGTTGTCCAAGATCGAAGGTCCGGCGCTGACCAAGGTTCGGGCCAAGATCCGGGGCATCCCGTCCAAGACCCGGAATCGGGGTTCGCGCGGCGGGCGGCAGACCAGCCTACGGTCGGAGATGATCCGGGCCGTCAAGTTCAACGTGGATACGTCACGCCAGTACACCGGGGCGTTCATTTTCCTGGACGCGCGGGCCATGCCGTCCGGCCGGGAAAATCTCCCGGCGTACATGGAAGGCGTCCGGTATTACACGCGATGGCGGCACCCCGTCTTCGGCGACTATGACACATGGGTGACCCAGCGAGGCCACAAGTACTTCTACCGCACGCTCCGGCCGTTTGAGGTGAAGGCGGCCCAGGCGGCGGAAGTGGCCATTCAGCAGATCAGAAAGGACCTTCGAGCATGATCGTCAAGTGGCGGGAACGGCGTGACGACGGCTCCACCGTCGTGCACGAGTTCGATTGGTCAGGCTCCCCCACCACCCAGGAAGGCCGCTGGATTAAGCAGCGGACCGGGTGGACCACCAGGAAGTTCATCGAAGCCCTGGACGAACTGGACCCAGATGCGGTGATCGCCCTCATCTGCACGCTCGCAGCGCGGCACGGGCGAAAACTCTCCTGGGACACGCTGGACATCGATCCGGTGTCAGACCTGGAGATCATCCCGACGAAGGATGAGGAAGACCGGATCAAGGAGGCGGCGGCTCAGGAGGTGGAGAGCCGGGGAAAGCCACTCCCGGCTCCGTCCGTGGACACGGCAGAACCCGCCGCGAGTGGTGGGACGACGAATGGCCACCTGAGCGCGGCGGCCTTGAAGCCCAGTGCCGTGCCTATGCCGCCAAGTTCTGGAGCCGTTTCGGTCTGACGTATAAGGACATGGCAGACCTGGACGTGGAGACGTTCCTGTTCTTCGTGCGTCAGGCGGACCTGATGGATGAGGAAGATCGCAAAGCGGCGAACAGGGCGGCCCGGAGGTCACGCTAAGCGACGGGGGAGGGGTTATGGTCACGTCCGGAAGGCCGGGTTCCGGCCACCGGGCATCTGTGACCATAACCCCTTTTACCTGCGAAAACGACGAACAGAAGGGTCCGAGGGTAGTTGTACCACAACCACCCCTCAACCCGTCTGCGGGGCTCTCAGGGCCGTCTAGAGGGTGTTCACGCTCCGTATACGACGAGGGAGGTGGAGGGTGGCCGGACGGTACGACTTCCACGCCGATCAAGGTGTGACGTTCGATCGAACGATCACCTGGAAGGATCACACGGGGAGCCCGATCAACGTTTCGGGCTTCAGTGCGCGCATGCAGATCCGGGACCGAATCNGCGGGACCGTGCTCCACGAGTTCNACTCCGGCGACGGGTCGATCGTGCTGGGTGGGTCGTCCGGGCCGACNGGCGGCAACCGGCGCGCCTTCTACCTGTCCGGTCAGACCGGCGTTCCCGCCTCGTTCGACCCGACCTCTGCCGGGACGGCGACCACGTTCATTCCCCTGTACGGCGTCAGCGGTTCGTAGGAGTCCCCCGTGGCACGCACGCTTGCACTGAACCTTCTTCTGAAGGTCTCCGGCTCCGAGACCCTGGGGCAGGCAGAGAAGAAGATCTCAAAGCTCCAGGACCGTCTGGGCAAGTTCAACGAGGTCGCGAACAAGGTTGGCGTCGCCGCCGGAGTCGCCTTCGGGGCCGGTCTCGTCGGCGCGATGGACGCGAGCAAGGGCCGGGCCAAGCTCCAGGCACAGCTTGGGCTCACGGAGAAGGACTCCGCGAAGATCGGCGCGGTCGCGGGCAAGGTCTTCTCCCAGGGCTTCGGCGAGTCCATGGACGACGTGAACACCGCGCTTACCGCCGTGGTCCAGAACATGGACGGGATGCGCGACGCGTCGTCCGGGACGCTGGAGCACATGGCGAAGCAGGCCTTGACAGTCGGTCAGGTCCTTGATGAGGACGTGGGCCGGGTCACGGCGGGTGTGACCAACCTTCTCCGGACAGGGCTCGCCAAGAGCGCCGACGAAGCGTTCGACATCATCGCCCGGGGTGCCCAGCTTGGCGGCAACCGCGCGGCCGACCTCCTGGACACCTTCGAGGAATACGCGGTCCAGTTCCAGAACATGGGGCTATCCGGCAAGCAGGCCATGGGGCTGATCACCCAGGGCCTCCAGGCCGGTGCCCGGAACGCCGACCTCGTTGCGGACACGATCAAGGAATTCTCGATTGAGGCCGTGGCCGGGTCGGACAAGATCCGGAAGGGTCTCAACAGCCTAGGCGTGGACGCGGACAAGGTGATCTCCGACCTCGGAGCCGGTGGCCCGCGCGCTGCGAAAGCGTTCGACTCGGTCCTAGACAAGCTCCGGGCGATCGAAGACCCGGTCAAGCGGAACGCGGTCGCCGTGGAGCTGTTCGGGACCAAGGCCGAAGACATGGGTCAAGCGTTGTACGCGCTGGACCTGGACACGGCGGAAAAGGGCCTGGGAGCGGTCGCCGGGGCAGCGGAGAAGGCCGGGAATGCGCTGACCGAGAGCGCGTCCGCGAAGATCGAAAAGTTCAAGCGGACGCTGATGACCACGTTCGTTGGCGTGATCGGAAACGAGGTCATTCCCAAGATCGAAGGTCTGATCAACTGGCTTGGCAAGATCGGGGTGACCCCGAAGGGCATCGTGG